TAATCCAATATTATCTAATTTTGAAAAATCTGATTTAAGAATATCTTGCCATTTCATCGCGTTTCAGTCCTCCTATCTACATTCTCATTTGCTGTTCCTGCCGGAGCACCTGTATTTCTATTTGCTAATTGTAAAGCAGTGCTACTCTTATTTCCACGACCTTCTGTTTGTATTGGTTGGTTGCCTTGCTGCATCATATCTGCTTGCATTTGTCCTAAGTATCTAGCATCAATATCTGTTCCTGCATATGGGTCTACCTGAAATTCTCCACCTTTAGCCTGTGCTTGTTGTATTGCTTCATCCGGCTTAATCACCTTCTTAAAGATAAAGTTTCCGTCTTCGTCCATATCTACATCAAACCCTAAGTTCTTCATTTGACCAGCAATAGTGACTTCTGTTTCACGTCGTCGCAGAGCATGAACATCGTCCTCTTCCTCAGAGCGTAGCAGCCTAATATTCCAATCAGTAACACCAAACTGTCTTTCCATATAAGGAAATATATATTTATTGTATACGCTTTGTGCTAATTCTATGGTTCTGTTAGTTACTGTAATTTGTAAACCTTCATTATTTAGACCACCGCCGGTTGTGTTGTCGGCCTGAAAAATCGGTGATATACCATAGAAAGCACCAATACGCATTCGTAAATCATCCTTAACTGCGGAATAATCCATTTCTTTTAGGCTCTGCATAAATGGAACCCATTTAACTTCTCCGCGCCCTCCGGCTTCTGTCTCAATACCCATAATAGGAATATAGTGTGGGTCTTTTTCTAACTTCTCTTTAACACCTCTCCAGTATCTAATTAGTGAATCCATGTTGTTTGTTTGAACCGCTAATATACCCTTTGGGGTGCGCGCCTTACTATAAGATGTATTAATATAATTTTCCATAGCAAGAAGAGTAGTAATATGACTCCAAAGAGTAATAATTGGTGATGTTCCGTATAGCCTACTAGGACTAAATTTACTAACGTGGACAACCTCCCCTTCGATATAATACTGTTCATGTCCATGAACGCGATTAACATATACAACAGGGTGTAAAGAAGCATTACATTCAGGACAATTTTCATGTGGGTCATCTGTATATACTTCTCTATGAGTAACGCAAGTATAATGAGAGGTTCCCCTGTCACCATCGTTATCTACATCAATATACATAGTTAGTGGGTCACCACGGTATAGTTCTTTTACTTTATGTAGTTTAATATTACCTAACTCGTCAACATAATATTCCTTAACAAATATAAGATATGCATCATCAGCAACATTTAAATCTCTTTCTATTTCTTTTAGAACATCAACGAATAACTGGTCTGATTTGTTTACATACCCGTTTACCATTTTTTCAGCATATTTCTTTTGCATAGGGTCGGGGCCTCTAAATTCAAGACCAGCACAAACAGAACACTCGTCTACTTCTGATTGATATTCTTCACCACAACTAGTACATTTTTTATAAAATGCCTTTTCCCACTGATACCCTCTACGAAAAATTTCCGTTTTTAATTGTGTAATACACGTCCTAACAACAACAGATTGGTCTGCTACGTTGTATAGTGCAGGACCCAAAATATGTTGAGGGTGTTTCTTTTCTTGTATACCTAAATTATATACTTCCTTTTCTACAGGAGTAGGTGTCCTTCTCCTGATTAAATTACTTAGCCTATCTCTTACTCCCATATTATTCCTCCTTTACGATTGATTCTAAATCATCCATTATTGAATTTTTATCATTATCAAAATACTTAACTACTACTTCTGGATTAACTCCATACTTGTCTAATTCATAAGTGTTCCTAGCATCCTTCCAGTTTTCATATTTAATTAGTTGAAAAATTTCCTTAAGGCGTTCTTTTGCCCACGGTTGGTTCTTATGATTCTTTTTAATTCTTAATGCTTCCTTAACTAATTTCCCCTGACTCTTTTTCATACGAAGGTGAGGAATACACTTATCTAAAACAGTCCCAATATCATTAGCACTGTAAAAATTTAGACGGTGTTGGCTTCTATTATTTTCTCCTACTTTTTGGTCTAAATGTAATCTACCACATTTTAGTTCTGACTCCAATTCAGTAAAAAAGGCTCTACCTCTATTACCGGTGGCAACCATGCCTACTCTCGGAGAATACTTACTATCCATAGTAATATATCCATCCGAATCAATAAAGCCGGCAACATAGGAATATAAATCTTTACGAATAGCATCTCTAATAAGATAATATTCACTATCTACATTAGTAGCGCCTATTGTCATAGCCATCTTAGCAATCGTAGATGGTGTGGAATACTTTGCATGTTTTTCGCTCATTTTCTCAAAAATAGTATTAGAAGTAATTCCCGGATTTTCATTAATAATATCTCTAATTTCAATTTCGATATTTTCTCTTCGGGACTTTCTAATATCTTGATGTTTAATAGAACGAAGTATGGATGAAATTTCTTTTTTACCCTGATTAATTTCTTTTGTTAAAGTAGAGTATTCTGGACCGTAATCCAATTCTCTACGCTCTAACTTAGCGTTCCACATTTTACAAAGATTATCAATGATTGTTTGTCTACGGTCTGAATCTTTAACACTGTATAGTTTTTTGATTTTTGATTCTGATAGACCTGAATCGTAGAGTGGGGAGTGATATGGGCGAAGCCAGTAAATAGAATCTAAACATTTACCAATGTATTCTTGGTATGCGGTAATTAGATGGTCAATACCTTTAGCGATACTGTCGCGCTGCCCACCCTTTAGACCTCTGCGGATTTTCCTCATTTCCTTTACTAAATCAGGAAGATTCTTATCCCCAACAACAGGAGGGAGGGGGTAAGCAGGAATAAATGACATGGCACTTGTTAGATTCACCCCACACATAGCAGAAATGGACTTAACTATATCAATTTCTGAATCGGATTGCATGTCTAACCAAGAGTTAATTTCTGACTTAGTTTTAAGGTTCTGTTTAATTCGTTCCTCAATAGGTTTAACTCTTGCTTCTTCCTGCTGCTGAACGTCTTGCTTTGCCCTGTCTAACTCATCTAATTCTTCCCGCATTTGGTCCGTATCGAACTTAATTAATACCATAGATACCACCACCTATAAAGGGGATAGACGGGGAGCCATTATTAAAGATTCCCTCATCGTCGAGTAGTGTAAATACATCTGAGAACTTCTTTGTAGCATAATTAGCCAACGCTAAAGATATAACCATATCGTCATGTGCGCCCACACCTTCTATCTTACCATTGTGATTAATACCGAAGGCTTCTAACTCCTGAATCAATTGTCTACTAACCTTTCTTGATTCTTCATTACCGTAGGGAAAAATAATTTTATGATTATCAATATTCATTTGTAAGTTTAAAATAATTTCTTCTTTACGTTTTCTACTCATGGTAAATTCTTTTATTGGGAAGTCACTAATATTTTTTAACTCCATAGAAAACGCTTTAGCGAATGTGTTTGTTTCAATCATAACAATTTCCGGTTGGTATCTTCTACAGAGGTCCATAACATGCATTATATGTTCTCTAAAATCTAAACCCTGTGCTCTAAATATATGAACTATTTTTTTATTCATCTCATCATCTACCTCTAATACAGTCATTACTGTCCAATCACCATTTGCTGAAATCGCCGGGTCGTAACCAATATAGTATCTTCTATCTTCGGCTATTCTAGATGATGTAAGAACTGCATCTCGGTCTTTACATTTTTCTATATGTTCGGGTGCAAAGAGCATGGTGTTGGTGCTTATAGGAATACATAGATATTCTCTAGTAAACTTACTTGAACCAATTTCTATTTTACGTTGTTCTAATTTGTCTTTATCCCATCTAGAAGGCCACAAAGCCTCACCTGCTTGATTTATAGCAGGGTATCTTTTAACATCGTATGCTGGGTTTTCAGATAGTTGTGAAAAGATATCCGTGTAAGTAAAAGGAGTCCCTACCATTCGTAAAGCAGCAGTATGATGTAATGTGGGAATCATATCACCCCAAAACCAATCTGTTACACGTTGAATGGCATTCATTGAGAACTCTTTTAGTGGGTCGTCAATAATAATTTCTTGAGGGTGAAGTCCACGAATCTGTGAACCAACAGAACGCTCAAGTATTTCGTTTCCATTTGTTAAACGCATAGCACCTACAGCCCAACCCGCCCTAGGCTTAAATCGCTTTAACTGTGGTATGTTAGTAAACATACGGTCAATATCTTTCATATGCACCATTGTTTGTTTATGATTAGATGAAATATACAACATTTGATATGGAGGTTCCTGAAAACACAATTGAAATACACACCAAGAGTGGAAAAAAACCGACTTGCCGTGGTCACGAGAACAAATAATAACAGTTCTATTACTACTTTGAACTTCTTCTAACCACTGTTTATGAAAGGGTGCCATTTCATAACCTAATACTTTAGTAAAAAAATAATCGAAATTACCTTTAGACATTTTTAAATCCATTTCGTATAATAAGTTATTATCCAAAATTTATCACCTTTTTGTTTTACGTTTTTGATACCGTTTTCTTTCTACACGAAATCTGTTTATAAATGTGTTAATAGGAGGCAGTTCGCTACCTACCTTTATTACTGAACTCCGATGGTCCTCTGGACGATGAATCTCCAGTCCGTCTATCCAGTAATGATTGTTATCCAATCTGATTTTATTATTAAAATACCTAAAAGTACGCAGAAGTGGCTCTTTACTAAGGGGTCCACTTTCTATATTGAAGGAATATTGCCCCATGGTTTCATTTAGATAAACATGATACCCGACCTCTGACAAATATATAAAATAATCTAATAATGGTAGCATATTTTTTTCTCCACTATTTATCAATGCAAATGTGGTCCATATACTATCAAACATTGGTTGTGTTCTCAGGGTCGCTGATTGTATGCATACAGACCCTCCGGTTGGTTCATACCTTAATCTTGGACATTCAGTTGGGTTAAGTAAATCTTCATAGTGTGTTATAAAGGAATATTTACCTTTTTGAATTTTAATTACAATATAGCCATCTTCTTCTGAGTATTTTTCAATTTGTACCTTAGCACCTGTTTTTGATAAAATTTCAAATAAATCTTCCATTTTTTCAAATTGGTTTGATATAATTGATATTACTTTTATTACTTTATCTTTTACAGATAGTATTCCCGCGAGGGATTTATTTATATTTGTAAATGCTTGACTTTTTAAAATCTTTAACTGTTGTTTGTTATGTCTTCCGTAATTAATGGTAGGATATTTGACATCTCTATGTAGTAAATAATTATCAATTAAATCTAAGGAGTTATTTGAAAATATATTATATAATTCACTATAATACTTCTCTAAGATATCAATTAAAGAAGTACCTTTCTGCGCATCTAAAAGTGTGACAAATTCATATTTTCGTTTATTAAATACACTAAGTAAACGTTCTTCTAAATCCGTTAAATATTCATCGCCCCTATCTATAAAACTGTCAAATGTCTGAGGCATCTGTTCATACATATACTCTGATAAAAGAATTGCCATCACCTTATTAGTAGGTCGGTCATCCCTATTAAAGTCATAACCACCGGGAAATAATAATCCTATTGTTTCTTTTTGGGAAGCAAGAACTGGGTCTTCGCCGTAGTGGTCCATCCAACTTCTTAAAACATTTTTTATTCTTTCAGCATCAAGTGGAATACCACCCATCTTACCTGTTTTTTTAGATAAATTTTGTATTTCTTGCTCGACTTCGCTACTAGCGAGTTTTATATCAGATACAAGTTGTGTAAAACGTTGATAGTCGGATGTAAGTTTAGCATCATCCCCATTATTTTTAATAATATCAAAGAACATAATTACTCCCCCTTGATAATAACCCATGCTTTTTGCATGGCACTATCCTCAGTGGGGCCTTTGTAAAATATGTTAGGATTTTTACCTTGTTCCTCATAAAAATCTAATGCTTCTTGTACGTCGGCTTTTATGGTTTCTGGTATTTTGTCAATAGTGACTTTAGGGTAAAATTTATCGACAAAGTTAATCCACTTCGCACTTTTGTTATTTGTAATTGTAAAAACTGCGGCTCCACCAAACATAGCGTTTCTTTTGGGCCAGAGGAGTTTACTTTGGATATCGTTTTTTCTATAATCAGGCAATGTTAATGAACCAGCAGTAAGATATGTATTACTGTCTAGTTTTTTCCATCCTGCCCAACCTGCTAAAATATCTCCATCCATAGCAACGTAATAACCATCTGGGGTCTGTCTAGTTAATGGAGGAAATAGGCTTTGTGTCGCTCTAGGAGTTCTAGTGCTTGGTAGGTCTTCACCATTGGCCTTCTTTTTGTTTTTATATTTAGGGTAAGATTCAGCATATAACTGCAACACC